GCTTTGCTTTCCACAAAGACGCTATCGGCTACGCTGAAGGTATCGCTCCACGCACCGAAGTAAATTACATTCCAGAAAAGACATCGTTCTTAGTGAACTCTGTATTCTCTGCGGGTGCTATTGCCATCGATGCTGAGGGTATCATTAAGATTACCGCTCGCGAAACAGCATAAAGGAGACTGAAAAATGGCTTATAGCTCAACTGGTTTTTCAACCATCGCTGCATCCAAGGCTGGTAATGCTCCAGCAATGTATGCTTATAAAACGACTGACGCGATTGCTGCTGTCAATACTGAAGGTTACTTCAATGATTTGTCGTCCATCCTCAGCGTTGGCGACCTGATTTATTGCGTAACTTCAACAGGCACTACCGCTGTTGCTACTTTGGTTTATGTTCTTTCTAACGCCTCTGGCGTTGTTGACGTAAACGATGGTACAACTTTGGCTAACACAGATACAGATTAATCGTATTTGGCATTAAAATGGGCCATTACTGGGGATACTCGGTGGTGGCCCATTATTACATTGGAGAATTAAATGGCAGCTGGTGATACCGCCCTTTCGATCTGTTCTGATGCTTGCGTGATGTTAGGCGCAAAGCCTATCTCTTCATTTAATGAGGGAACTGATGAGGCATCAATTGCTGACCGCCTGTATGCTGATATTCGCAACCAAGCACTAATGCTTTACCCTTGGTCATTTAGCTTTAAAAAGACCTCTATTGCTCAGTTAGTAACAACCCCTGTTAACGAGTACCGTTATGAGTATCAGCTCCCAGGAGACCGATTAGGCTCCCCTAGAGCGGTGTATGATACAAACGCTACAAACATCCCGCCACGCAAAGAATACAGAATCATGGGCAGCAAATTGTTGGCCGATTATGAACAGGTTTACATTGATTATCAATACGCTGTGCCTGAGTTTGATATGCCTAGTTATTTTGTGCAGCTGCTCAAGTACATGATGACTTGGCACCTTGCATTACCTATTACAGACCAAACAGAGAAGAGCCAGTATTGGCAGTCTGTTACTGTTGGTTCACCAGCTGAGAATGGCAGAGGTGGTTATTTAAGACAGGCTATGAATATTGATGGTCTTAACCAGCCAACCAACGCTATTAACGATTTCTCACTTATTTCTGTGAGGTATTAATGGCTCGCTTTGTCTCTATCCAGACAAACTTTTCTACTGGCGAATTAGACCCATTGCTCCGGGCAAGGGTTGATTTAGCTGCCTATCAGAATGCATTAGAAGAGGCTACCAATGTGGTGTGTCAGCCGCAGGGTGGCATTAGACGTAGACCTGGCACCAAGTACATTTCATCCCTGCCAAACACTAGCACAGAATCTGCTGGCAACGGAACCCGGTTAGTTGAGTTTGAGTTCTCTACATCGGATTCCTATATGCTTTGCTTTACGCATAATCGGATGCACGTATTTAAAAATAAGACTTTGATTACTGCTATTAATGGGAGTGGTAATGATTATTTAGATACATCATCATTAGGGCTTACTGGCGCTAGGTTGGCCAACATTGTATGGACACAGTCTGCCGATACGCTTATTGTGGTTCATCCAGACATTAATCCAATTAAGATTGTGCGCGGCGGTACAGATGCTACATGGACAGGCACAGCAATTACTTTTGACTCTATCCCAAAATATGCTTTCACAGCCGCTTTTTCTAATCCAGCGGGTACGCTAACACCATCGGCTGTATCAGGTAAGATTACATTAACCGCCAGCTCCTCTGTATTTGTGGCTGGCAGCGTTGGCCAATACGTCAACGCGTCTCCACAAGGGAGAGCCAAGATTGTTAAGTACACATCTGGCACTTCAGTAGATGCTATTACTGAGTTCCCATTCTTTAATACCTCTGCCATTGCTAATGGATCTTGGGAATACGAGTCAGGCTACGAAGATGTGTGGAGCGCTGGCAAAGGCTATCCACGCTCGGTAACATTCCATGAAGGCCGCCTATATTTCGGTGGCTCTAAGTCGCGCCCATCTACCATATGGGGATCTAAAGTTGGATTATTCTTTGACTTTGATCCAACAGAGGGATTGGATGATGATGCGGTTGAGGCCACACTAGACACCAATACATTTAACGCGATTGTAGATATTATCTCTGGTCGCGACTTACAAGTATTTACAACAGGAGGTGAATTCTATGTTCCCCAAAACGGCCTTGACCCAATTACTCCAACGAATTTCTTTGTTAAAACAGCAAGCCGTAACGGCATTAAAGAAGGTGTTAGGGTTCAACAGTTAGAGTCTGGCACCCTGTTTGTACAGCGACAAGGTAAATCATTAAATGAGTTTGCTTATACTGACACGCAACTTACATACGTTACGCAGAAGATATCGCTACTTGCTGGCCATCTCTTGCGTACTCCAACTCGTATGGCTTTGCGTAGGTCTGTGGCTACTGACGAAAACGATTTATTGCTAATTACAAATAATGACGATGGCATGATGGCTGTGTTTTCATTACTCCGCGCCCAAAACGTCATTGCCCCTTCTGAGTTTATTACTGTAGACGGATCCTTTGTCGATGTTGGTGTAGACATTTCAACCATCTATGTAGTAGTCAAACGCAATGTAAATGGTACGTTCCAATACTTTGTAGAGGCGTTTGATAACAACCTGTTGACAGACTGCGCTAAAACTGGAGGAGCTGCTGCATCCGTCTCAATGAGCCATGTAGCTACAGAGACAGTTAACGTCATTCTTGATGGATCTGTACAAGCTAATCAAACAGTACCAGGCGGTGGCACAGTCACATTCCCACGCTCGTCAGCTACTAAATTTGAGGTAGGCCTACCCATTTCTGTAAAGGCGGTAACTATGCCTGTAGACTTAAAACTACAGACAGGCACGCGCATTGGATTTAAGAAACGAATTGTTGAAGTTAACGCGTTGGTGGCTAGTACTCAGCACATGAAGATTAATGCTATTGAGGTGCCATTCAGAGCGTTTGGCGACATCCTTGATGAGGCGGTTGATGAGTATACAGGCATTAAAACAATGCATGGACTCTTAGGTTATACAACTGAGGGCAAGATTACAATTGAGCAAGACGTGCCATTAAAGATGACATTGCTTGGTTTGGAGTACAAAGTAGCAACACATCAGGGAACTTAATATGAAATTTTCTAGACAAGACATTAAAAACTTTGATGGCCCAATTGGTGACCCATTTAATGGCCCGGCCGTAAACAAGCACATTGGACAGAAATATCAAGATCCAATTACAGCCGCTGCTATCGCGTTAACTGCTGTTAGCGCAGCTGGTTCTATTAAGGCTGGCCAAGACCGCAACAAGATGTATCAGATGCAAGCCAAGCAAGCCGAGGTTGAGTCTGACCGCAGAGCTGTGCAATATGAGTTACAGGCTAATGAGATCCTAAGGCGCACCAACCAAGCCAACGCAGCTGTAGTAGCCCGTGGCTTTGCTGGTGGCACACAGGGCTTTGAGGGATCTGCTGGTTTGATTCAATCTGTAAACAATACTCGCGGCGGTAAAGAGTTTATGTTTGCATTGCAAAATGCTGATATGACTAAACGTAGCGGATTAATTCAAGCAAGTCTTTATGAGGGAGCTGGGCAGATTGCTGAACAAGCTGGCTATTTTGATGCCGCTGGAAAGCTAGGGTCTGCTGGATTTATGTATGCAAAAATGGGCAGCGCTCCATCAACAGAACCAAAACCACTCTAATATAAATCATGGCAGAACTTCCACGCTACCAACCAACCGGCTATCTGCCAGCAGATGTGCCACGTCTAGACTTTGCTAACATCAAAGAGTCTGTAGCTATGACTCAAGGGATTAGCGCTGCATTAGACAGGCTGTCCAATTTTGCTTTTAAAGAGATGGAAGAAAAAGCAAGGCGTGAAGGTATGCAATGGGCGCCAGAAAATGCACCAACAGCAGAACAAGTGTTGGCTGCAAAAGATGACCCAGACGCATTGCAAAAGTTGTTTGCAAAGCCCGGCACAGTCTTTGGCGATGCAGCTAGAAAGGTTCAAGCCATTCAATTAAGAACTGAACTTGAATCAGTTGGAAGGCAAAAACTAGCAGAGTTAAGTATTAAGTCACAAAAAGAAGGATACACTCTTGACCAAATTCAACAAGAAACTAAATCCTTAACCAATGGATACGCTAGAGCAATTAGCGCCGTAGACGCTGAAGAAGGCTCTAGGTTTAGAGCATCTATATCTATGGTTGGAAGTTCTCTTATTGCTACCGCCGCAAAAAACTTTGAAAATACTTTAGTTGAGCAAAAGGCAGCGCTTGTAACAGAGCATTTGGCATCAACACCAGTAACCCTTGCAAACCATCTTAAAACAGTATCTGACCCAGTAGAGTTGCAAGCGTTAATAAATGCTGAATTTGAAAAAGTGCTTTCAGTTTCTGGCTCTGTAAATAAGCCGGGGTTTGTAACAGAAAAAGCACAAGACTTTGAAAAAATTAAACTTAATGCAATTATTGAATATGCAATTAGTAAAGATTTTGCACCAACTGAAATCGATGGATATAAAAAATTAATTACTAAAGATTACGGAAAGTTATCTGAGGTAATGAAAAAAGTAAACATTGATAGATTAAAAACTCAATGGCTAGAAAAAACTGGCAATATTATTGAGGCAAATAATAAAACAAATAATTTAGCTCTTGCTGTAAATCAAGATAAAGTAAATCAAATTTTAGAAAATGTTTATAGCGGAAAAATAGGTAGCCAAGATGGTTATCGTCAAATAAAAGCATTAAATGTAACTCTTCCAGATGGTCAAATGAAAGCATTGCTTTCTGGAGAGGGTTCTGGCGCTACACCAAAAGAGTTTGGTAACTATGAATCAATGACCCAGCGTGGATTGCTTGGAGAAAATGATATAAACAAACTTGCTGATAACGGCAAGATGAGCTGGCAACAAGCAAACAAACTTAAACAACAAGCTCGCAATCCAGATGCCCCAATGAGAGATGCATTAAGTTATGGAAGGGCTGCGGTTGGGGCGCCAGGAGAAATGACATTTGGATTTGGATACGAAAAGCAAAGATACGAAAGAGTCCAAAGTCAACTGCGAGAGAAAAAATATGAGGCATTGCAAACTGGTAAACCATTTGATCCAATGCAAGTAATAAAAGATATTATTAAAGAAGACTCTGTTACAACAGAACACAAACAATATGAATCTGACTTAAACGATTTTAAACTTAGGCTAGAAAGAAATAAAATTAAATTTGATCCAACAAGAATTTATACAGAAAAAGATTTGTCCGATGTTGGTAAGCGAGAAAGAGAAATATTGCTTGATATGCAGACTAAATTAAAAAGAGATAAGGATCAGTAATGATTGAGGATCGTTTTGCAGATTTAATTAGGCAAAGTTATCAGTTGCCAGCAGAAGAAGAACAGCCTCAAGATACGATGTTGGCTGCTGGTTCAGCTCGCGATCCAGTTGGGTCAGTTACTGTTAGTGGATTTACAGAGCCACAAGTTGTAACTGATGTTATGCCAGAAGGTGCTGGCCCAGCTCCAAAGCCATCCGGTGTACGGGTTGGGCGCGGTGGTTTAACTGTTGAGCAATCAGCTAAAGCTGGTGGATTAGATCGCCCATTGATTGCTTTATTAGATACATTGGCTGGTGCATTGCATGGCATTACCGCTCAGACGCTTGGATTGCCAGGTGATATTCGATCTATCCTAGATATGATTAATAAAGAAGGCGCTGCTAAATATTTAGGTGAGCCAGTACTGCCTACTACTGAGCGTATGCAAGAGATCCTACCAGCGGTTGTTCCACAGGGTGTAGCCAATCAAGCAGATCGTGAGCATACAGCTAAAATGTTTAGCAATGTAGGTACATTCTTGCCAGCGCCAGGGTTTCTAGAGGCTCCAAAATTAATTAAAGGCGCTATACAAGCCACTAAAGATATGCCAGTTGGTATGAGCATTAAACCAGTTGGAGAGCTTGGTGATGCATTGTTAATGGCTGTAAAGGTTGGCGATAAAGAATTAAAGATACCAGGCGATAAAGCTGCTGTATTACAAAAAGCAATTAAAAACTTAACTCCAGAAGAGCAAGGAAAATTGCGTACAGATACAGCAATAAAAATGGTAGATATATTAACAACTCTTCCAAGCACAAAAGAATTTGCTGCTGCGGCAGTTGGAGGCGTTGCTAAAAAGGGATGGTACGAAGGATCTGCAAAAGCAATAATTGAAGTATTTGGTCAAGATGCTCCAAGGTTTGCAGCTTTGCTTTCTGCAACAAGCCCACAAACAAGCGTTGAATCTAATCTATATAACGCATTACAAGTATGGAAAAACTGGACAGCTGCTGGAAGGCCACAGGATAGAGAATCAATTATCTCTGTTATGGGGCAAAGCGTACAAGGAAGCAAAGGCGAAGAGTCTGTATTGGATGCGTGGAAGAACAACTCTGTCAGAGCGCTTACTACAGAAGACCCATCTACACTCACATTGTCTGGCCCCAAAGTTGATTCGTTTATGAAAAACTTGCAAGGCAATGTTGAGCAAGTTACCAATGATGCATGGATGGCATCATTCTCTTTGGTAGACCAGACCATATTTAGCGGATCTTTGACTAAAACAGACGCTGGCAAAGGGCCTGGATATTTAGCAATGAATGCCAGGGTTCGTGATACCGCCAAGTATTTAACAAAACTAACTGGCGAAACATGGACTCCAGCAGAGGTTCAAGAAACCATCTGGTCATGGGCTAAGACTGTATACGAAAAATCTAGCGATGTTAATGAGACTAGATCTGCGTTACAATTGATTAAAGAAAATGCAATTACAGATGATTTAATAGCATCAACCCCTGACTTTAGGACACTATTTTATGATGAAAGATATGCCCCAATCCTCGAACAAGCTGGATACAAAGACCAGCTCGACAAACTCCGTGCAGCTACTGCAACAGATAATGCTAGGCCAGGAGGCAAAAAACCCAGATCTAGCAGCGAAACAGGGAAGGCTCTTGGAAATACTCAAGGCAAACTCCTCGAATCAAACGCCAAGCGCTTAGATAAACTAAGACTTAGCCGAGAGCAAGCCTCAGCAGAAAAGGCTTTAAATAAACAGACATTTGATGGAGGCGAATAATGTCTATAAAGCCATTAAACGAGCGGTTAGATGAATTAGACTCTGCTAAAAAAGATGTTGCAGAGCTGCCACTAAAGGTATCCACAATTGAGGATGCTTTACCAAGCGCTGAAGAACCTCCTCAGTTTGAACCAGTACAAGTTGCCGGATTAAAAGACTTAAAAAACCTAGGTAATATTTTTAAGCCAAGTAAAAAAACTGAAAGACCTTTAATTAAAAAAGGTAAAGAGCAAGAAACTGTTGGGCCATATCAGGTTATGCCAGAGGCTACTCCAGAAAAGGTTGAGAAGATTTTAGAAGAGGCGCCAGCAATGCCAGTTACTGGTAAGCCGTCACCTACCTCAGCAGAAGTTGCAGCTGGCGTGCCAGAGACCGCGTTTAATCTAGACTTAATTAAAGATGACGATGGTGTAAAACAGTTTATTGAAGCTACAGCTAGAGCCTATGGCGCAGACAAAATAGAAAAAGTTAGTTACAAAGAGATAGCAACTAAAGTTTCTGCTGAAGGATATGATGAGGCTTTCTTAGCTAGAATTCTCAATCCATTAGAGGCCACTAAAGCAAACCCTAGTGATGCCTATAAAATGTTATTGGCATTAACAGATGCTGGTAAAAGAGCGTATGACCTTGGAGTTAAAGTAACAGAGGCAACAAAAGCTGGAACATTAAATGCTGATTTAGCAAGCGAGTTTCAACAGGCTGTTGCACTAGAAGGGTCATTGCTTAAAGCGGCAAGAGGCCGTCAGGCTGATATTGCAAGAACACTTGGTATATTTTCTGAGGCAAGACAGTCAACCGCAGAAAGAGGAAGCGCTCTTAATGCAATCATGAATGAAACTGGTGGCATTAAATCAGTACATGATTTTGCAACAAAATATATTGCATTAGATTCTCGATCAAGTAGGGCTGAAATGTCAGCATCTGGTTACGCAAGTGATTGGAAAGGTAAACTTGGTAGGGTTACAGATATCGTAATGACTACGTGGATTAATGGCATATTGTCCAGCCCAATAACACACGCTAAGAATATTGCTGGTAATACATTCTTTGGAGCATATCAAATACCAGAAAGATTGGTTG